TGGCTTCTTTGCCACGTTTAGCAATACCTGCCTGCGTATGTTTACCCGCTGCTTTGGCTCTTTGCTCCAGTACCGTAAGTATCTGTATCTTTCTGGCAAAAGGCTTATTTATCTTTTTAACTTTAGCCACCGTATCACGCGCATCTTGAGCGGTTGCATACTTTATAGACACCGTATCTCTAGGGTTCTCGTCCGTATATAACCTACGCCCGCTACCCTTTGGCTTCTTGCCTGTACCTACCTTCGGATCTTTAGCCATTACTTCTTCTTTTTCTTGCTGCCCTTTGCGTAATTAGGGTCTTTGCAGTACTTAGAAGCTGCCATGTTTGCATAAGCAGATGGGTAGGTATCGAACGTGCGCTTGGCCCACGCTTTACCAGCCGGACAGATCTTACCGCCCGACTTTACCTTGCCGCCCGACTTGTAATAACGTCTCATCGCATCTTCGCTGGACGCACGCCCTTACGAGCTATACCAGCACCTCGCACTTTGGCTTTGCTTTTTTTCTTAGCCCCACCTACAGCGCCACCTTTCCTAAACACTCCGGGCGGTTTTGGCTTTTCTGTACCCGGCATTGGAGGGTTACTACCGGGAGGAGGAGCTGGTACGGGCTTTCCGACAACTGGATCTGACGGTCTAACTCCCGGTAATTTTGGGGCTGGCAAGGATGGTGCAATAGGCTGTATGCCAACTCGCCCCGGTGTTCCCTGTCTGCCTCGCATCTTACGGCCTGCTTTTGGCATATCCGACATTACTGCCCTGTTACGCCCTCTTCGCTTAACGGCGTTTCTGACTCTGCCCGCTCTACGTCTTACACTCATAATTTTCTCCTAACGCATCTTCGCTGGACGTACACCCTTGCGAGCGATACCGGCACCGCGAACCTTTTGCTTAGTAGGCTTCTTCTTCTTAGTAGCCAGTTTAGACTTCATACCACCTACGGCGTAGCCTTTAGACTTCATGCCACCTTTTGCATAGCCTTTGGACTTCATACCACCTTTTGCATAGCCCTTAGACTTCATACCGCCTTTTGCGTAACCCTTAGACTTCATTTTACCGCCAGCTTTCATGCCTTTAGCTTTCATGCCGCCTTTCTTGAAAGTCTGACCAGTCGGTTTCTCCATTGCACTTGCTGGAACTTTCGCTTTAGTCATTCCGGGCATAAGCATATCTTTCATGCTCATACGAGATTTTTTCTTCGCGGGTTTCTTTGGCTCTGCGGCTTTCTTTTTTGCCGCTGCACTACGTCCACCTATAACGCCTCTACCTTGCAGAATATCAGCTTGCGTGATCTTGCCGTCTTTGTTCAGGTCTGGGAATTTACCTTTACGTTTTTTCTTTACCTGATCGCCCTTATTAAACTTTCTAGGGCCGCCCATAGCACCGCCTTTAGTGCCCATCTTAGACTTCATCTTCATCGTCTTTCTCCGCATACAAGTTATCGAACACCTGATTCACGTCGAGCGTATAGTCCAGATCGGACTTGCTGTAGTGAATGTGTTGAGAAGGACGAAAATCTGGTGCACCTTCTCCCGTTTCAAACCAAGCGGGATGTGTCACCCGCACCCTATTATTTGGCAGAGCTACAATGTTGCCCGTCCACTCACCGGCATCTAATAACTCCATCACATGACTCTGCTTGTGTTGTGCAGGGTCATCAGCAATCTCATTGTTTGTATAGTCCACCGTGAACATATACTTCGCGGGATACATCTCCCCATCTATCTTTGCCAGCCAAGGGCATGGTGTGGCTCTATCAAGCACGTACACTGCGTGATCCCTCGAACTG